TGAAGCCTTTGAGGAGATTATTAAGGAAGCTCATTGTTATTTTACTTTAAGCATTTGCAATATTTTCTATCTACGTATGTTTTTTCGCCGTCGTCTTGTTTGTAATAGCAACCGCCTTTAGGACCTGTATAAAGAGTTTTTCCGTGATATTCACCACAAACCCACTCTTGTTCAGAGTTGTTTTTTCCTTTATTGTTTTTGTTACTTTTATTGCTACTATCATCATCCTTGGTACAAGTTAAAAATGTTCCTGCAATGATGATAAAAGCTAAAATAGTTAATAATTTTTTCATTGGTAATACTTATTTGAATAAACTTTGAAATTTGATAACAAAGAACGCTACTAAACATATAACCATAATAGCAATCATTGTTATAAGGGAGTTTTTTTGCTCTCTTATTTTTTTGATAGGATGTCCACAATGAGGACACGTTTCTGCTGAACTACTGATTTGCTTTTGACAAGCGGGCAATTTGTTAAGTTCATAATATGATATTGTTAATTGTTTTTACAAAAAATCTTTTGCACGATTAGAGCGTTTAGAGCGACCTTTTTGACGTACTTCTACTACATTAAACAAAAAACGAACTTCTTGCAAATATATTTTAAAGTCCTCATATTTTGGATTGATAGAATGGCAATATATAATACCTTTTTCTACATCGTGTTTAATGATTTCTTTAAGCATTATTCCGTTAGGGTGAGCAATTACAAAGTCCCATTGGTTTATATGTAATTTTGATTGCCATAAGTGGCGTTGAACCTCACGACAAATTACAACATCGCCAGCTATATAATCAGGCTCCATACTATCACCCGAAACTTCAAACGCAATGTAATTACCACGATGTTTTTCTTCAGCATCTATTATCACAAAAGGCATATCTTGTAAATATTCATCATTATAATATCCCTCGCACCAGCCAGCTTGTGCTTTTATTGGAACAAGACGAATACTAAGTTTTTCGGGATATTCTTTTTCTTTTAGGTTGCTTTCAGGGATGATGGTATTAGTAATGCTTTCATAATCAATAGGATTAACGAGCATTTCATCTTGTCCAACAGTGATAAAATTTGCATTAATCTCAGGATATAATTTATTTATGTCAAGAATTTTTAATAGAGGTGCTTTTATTTTACCTTCTTGAATATTTAATAATTCTTCATCTGTAATATTAATATTTTGTGGAGTAAAATTAGGATATACAGATTTTAAGTATTCATAAACCTTAAGAAATCGAATATTAATAGGATAATTGCCGTTTTCTTCTAACAAATCAGGATATATATTAAGTATTTTTTCAAGGTTTTTAGCGGTTGGTGTAGATTCTCCTTTCCTATAACGCCCTATTGTTACTTGACTGACACCCGTATTTTTACCCATTTCGTAAGGGGTAATATTATTTTTTGACAGATATTCATCTATCTTTTTAGACACATTTGAAAGTATATTACTTTCATTTTTATTTGTAAATTCATAGCTCATATCTTCTTGACATTAAAAAATATTCATATAAAAATGCTTTTGGAAATCAAATACTTACAAAAAAGTTTGTGTTTTCCATTAAAATACTTACAAAAATATTTGCATACTTACAAAATAGTTAGCATCTTTGCACCGTCAAAATGATAGTAAAAAGAGTTAGTCGTTTTGACTTGGCAAAAGTACTAAAAAGATATGAAACTTACAAACAAAGCGAAAGAAAAATTAAAAGACAAGCCTACAATGAGAGCGTTGGAAGACAGTTTAAACATTACCATTTGGACTTTGTTCAAGTGGCGAGCAGAGAAAAACACAAGATTTTATCGCAAATCGGAAGCGGTTCGTGAAAAATTCTTAGAGATTATCGAACTAACGGAAGATGAAGCATTTGAACCTGATAACGATTAACAAATTAAACTATGTTAAGTAGAGTAGAACGATTGAATGAAGACATTAATACACTATTCGCCAACGAGCGTGAGGAGTTGTGGCAAATGCAGGGGGTTGTACCTAATACGGTAGACTTGATCGCAAGGGCTATTGAGGAATACGAGTATCGCAAGTTAGCGAAGAGAATGTTGAGCGTTCCTGAAGCGGCGGATTACTTGGGCGTATCGGACTATATTATTCGTACGTGGATAACTGATGGCACACTAAGGAATGAGAATCTTTCGGGAGGGCGTACATTGATAAGTATGCAGCAATTGGAGGATTTGCGCAACAAGGATATAAGAAAAGTATTGAGAAAAATGAAGCGCAAATAAAAAAGCGGCACTATCCCAGCACCGCCTTTTGAATATTAATCTTAATTAATTTTTTAATACAATGGCAAAAATACAACAAATGAATGAGATGACCAAACAAAATAGCCAAATTCTTCTATGCAATGGCTATGTAACCTACGAGGGTAAGAAATTCAATGAATGCGATCCTTTTGAACAAGTAGTGTTTAATATTGCTTTAGGCGATAAGAAGCCTGCAGAAAAAGACTTTGAAAACTTACTACAAGGTCTTGTATCACCATTATTACTTCAACATACTATGAATGAAGATGATTACATTTCCAAACCTATTTTTGACAAACTAAAAGATGCTTTGCTCCCTGAAAAAGATAACGACCACGAGGGCTGGTGGCATTTAAAAGCCAATTGTGGCTGCTACACTATGCGCCTATCGGGCTGCTATAATAAGGGTGTTTTAAGCGTTGAGTCTGAACTCTATAAGAGAGTAGGCAAGCACACTGTATATTATGACCTTACTAATGAACAATGGGCTGAAGCACAAGATAAACTTGAAGCTGAGTACGAAAGACTTGTAAAAGAGTACAGAATTGACGAGCGCAACCGCTACTATGAGAGTTTATCACACGACTATCACCAGTTTATTTAACAATTAAAAATCATTACAACTATGAAAGAGCAAAACACAACCTTAGAATTAGGAAAATGCTACCGAGTGAAGTTTGAGAATATTAGTTGGTGTATTAGCGTTTATGAAGAGTTTGTATTTAGCAAATACTCATCATTAACAGCCTTGCGAGTTGATAATACGGGTATTGATACATTGAGTTTCCTAATGTCTAATTCGTACCAAGACGACAAGTATGAAGTGCAAGAGATTAGCAATAGAGAGTTTTTGCACGAGTTGAGAACAAAGCGCAATGAGATAAACAAAATGATAAAGAAAATGTCTTAAATCCGCTCATTTGTTATTTAATTGTAGGCTTCGGCTAATTGAAGTAAGAATGTTAGGCAATTAGCCGAATGTCCTACAAAAACAAAGATAAAGAGCCTCTACCAAATAAATAAGTGCCGTGTTACCCTTAAATCTGGACATAATTCATCACAATAACGCACGGCACTTTATTTTAAGAAAAGTAATAACCTAAAATACATAAACCAAATGAATGAAGAATTAATAACACTGAAACAAGCCCCTATTATTGTTTATGAGAAAATCAAAGCGGTAGGGCAACAAATTGAGGCAAAAATCGCTGAACTGAACCTCGACAACCAGTTAGTAACTGAAGACACGCTAAAGAGTGCGAAAAACACACGCACGATGTTACGCAAAGAACTTGCGGTATTTGAAGAGCAACGCAAATTCATCAAAGAGCAGGTGAACGTTCCTTATAAAGCCTTTGAAAAGGCGTACAAAGAACATATTGAGGTACATTACGATAAGGCTGATAGTACGCTAAAGTCTAAAATAGACGAGGTACAAAATCGCTTGATAAGTGAAAAAATCACACGTATCAAAGACTACTTCACTGAATTGTGTCAATCGCAAAATATCGACTTCCTAATATTTGAACGCTTGCCGCTGAATATCACACTTAGTGATAGTGATAAGAAATTTAAAAATGAGGTAGCAAACTTTGTAAGCGAGGTAACCAAAAGTATACAACTCATTGAAAGCCTAAATGAACCTGATGAGTTTAAAGCTGAAATGCTAACCGAGTACAAACAAACGCTTGATGTTACAAGAGCGATACAGAATGCACAATACCGCAAGCAGCAACGTGAAGCCGAATTGCAACGTATCGAGGCGCAAAGAGTAGCAGCCGAGCAAGCAAGATTAGCCGCTGAAGCAAGAGCGAGAGAAGCCGCTCCTTTGCAAGCACCAGCACAAGTAACCTACGAGGCGCAACCAGCAGCGCCAGTGCAACCTAAACCAGTGCAAGAGGCTACACAAGCAACAAAAGAAGATGAAAATGAGGTTGTACAAACCACTTTCACAGTGATAGGCACAAGGGTACAACTTAGAGCATTACGCGCTTTCTTAGATAATAATAACATTCAATATAACGTATAATACAATGGAAAATCAAACATTTCAACCAGCAGTATTGCAACAAACACAACCTGCAAAAACAAAAAACGGAGAAACAGAATACAAAGTAGCGGGCGAGCCTGTTAAACTATCTTACAATATCGTACGCTCAT